GTCTGCCTTTCTTATCTATAAGACCTACCTTGAAATTAAAATCCGTAAAAACCAACTAAAATGAATTGGATTAAAAACCTATTGAGCGAAGGCGATGCCGTAAGTTCAAAGCGTTTCATTGGATTGATTGGTGCTTTGACTCTTTTGGTGATGCTGGTAATCAACTCCTTCAGCCCTCAAACGATTGGCCCTTCTGATGGATTGGTGAATGCCGTTTTGGTTTTGACTCTTGGTTGTTTCGGTTTTACCTCTTTGGATAAATTTGCTCGTAAGTAATGGCAAAAGGTCAATCGGTATCTACATACCACTCCAAGAGCAAAAAGCGCAGAAAACACGCTAAAACAACTAAACACGGCAATAAAACGAAGCCCTACAAAGGGCAAGGCCGATGAATTTATCCAAGAACTTCACTCTGGAGGAGTTGACCAAAACAAGCGCGGGTATATTTAATGGTCTACCCCAGCATTTGTTTAGCAATATGCAATCGCTTGTAGATAATGTTTTACAACCAGCCAGAGATGCTCTTGGTCCAATTCAAGTAACTAGTTGCTACCGCAGCCCAGCAGTCAATACAAAGATTGGAGGTTCAAAGACCTCACAACATTGTTTGGCTCAAGCGGCTGACCTAAAGTTTAAAGGGGGCAATGATGTCCTGTTTAATTGGCTGAAAGATAATACGGACTTTGACCAACTCATTTGGGAGTTTGGCACGGATGATGCACCCGCTTGGGTTCACATTTCATATTCACCGCGACATCGCAAACAAATCCTTAAAGCAGTAAAGCACAATGGAAAAACTAAATACCTCCCACTTTGATGAATGGCTTAACAACTTGGAAGAAGTACCCGTCAATCCGCTTTGCAGCATTGATGACCCTACTTGCGATTCTTGCGGTAGTTAGTGGATGCGGTTCTGCGAAAACCATCCAACAGAATGTAGTTGTTCGGGACACGATTGTAATCACAAAGGAGAGGGTGTTGCACGACACCTTAACGATTCAAAAGGACACAATCCTGTATCAAGATCGCGTAAGGGTAGAGGTAAAGTATCTGGAAGGTAAGCGTGTTGTTATTACGGCTGAATGTCCAAGTGATACGATTCGGGTAGAAACAATTAAGATTGTGAACCAGCCCGTACAGAAGCAGAAGATGACTTGGGAAGGTTTTGCTGGATGGATGGTTGTAGTGTTGTGTTTGCTTGTAATACTCCGAGCCATAGTCCAGAAAATACTCTAACATCTCATTTGAGCATAGTTTTAGCCGATTTGCGCCCCTGTAGGCGCATTTCTGGTATATGGACATATCTGGTCAGAAGATATGCTCTAAAATCAAAGGTTTTAAGATACCATATAGATGAATCAACTTATCTTAACTAGATATATCTATATCTAACTAGATAACTTAACTAGATAAGATAACTTAACTAGTTGTATAAAATAGTCATATATTTGGAAATGACAAGGAACGAACTAGAAAAAAAATGGAATGATATTGAAAACGGCAAAATACCAGACGATTACCAGAACCCATTTCTATCTCACTTCGGATTCTGGGACAGACCCCTCAACCAAGAAGAACAACGACAAAGGCGCAGAAACCACGCGAGTGGAAAATATTGAAGGGTTAAGGTTTTTATATTGGGATGACTATGAAGATTACACAGATGAAGGATAAGACACCAAAATACTACATTGGAAAGCACAAACAGATAGAAGCATTTGATGTTGTGCTAGATTTCCAAGAGGATAATTACAACTTAGGTACTGCAATCACCTATCTGCTTAGAGCAGGTAAGAAGCCAAATAACCCAATCACTCAAGATATTAAAAAGGCTATTGCTCATCTGGAAAAAGAATTAGAGCATCAAACTATTAAGTCAGCCCATCATCTTGAATACTTTGAATATCATAATGCATCAGCAAAACGCAAATCAGATGACTTGGAAATACTATACAAACAAGGCAATAAAGAAAAGAATTGACAATCTTCTCTTTGAGGCAGCAAAGGTGTTCGCTAATTGCGGAAAGTCTTATGCAGAACGCCAAGAGGCTTTAAAAAAAGAACAAGAGATTCTATCGCGGATATGCGATCTTGACCCTCACTTTGCAGAACGCTGTGGATATAAGCGTTAAAGTCGGAAAGGTTCCATCATTAAATTCATTCTACGCAGGTAAGCACTTTACATACAGGAGCGCAGCCAAGAAGAAGTTTAAAGCAGAGATACTAGAACAACTTGAGCAGTACGACCCTGTTCAATTTGAAAGCGTACAGGTACGCGCTGAGGTTAACTACCGATATGACATTGACAACTGCATTATGGCAGTCAAGTTTGCAATGGATGCATTCAAGGATTGGGGAGGTGTCATTGATGACACAAAAAAGTATTTCCCTAAGATGGTAATCATATATAATCCAGATATAGAATTAAATACAAGCAAAATATTTTTCATCGGAACCATTGCGGCTAAATAAATAGTTACTACTTTAGTACAAGTAATAACAATCACACACTAATTAAAATGTCTACAATCGTAATCCGAAGAGTCGCTAAACAAGCAAAGCCTAAGTTCCAAGTTACCGAAGATCTAATCGGTAAGTACATTAACCAAGTCTTATGGTCAGATGTAAACCCTGTCGGTAAAATTGTTGGAATCAAAGGCAAAACCAAAGTCCTAATCCAGCCTGTTGTGGCTGGTAAGAACTCTGCTAAGATGGAATTTATCGCAGGTGGATTTGCAGGACATTGCGTAAACCAATATGACCAACGCTATGAGTTCTCTGAAGAGGGCGAGGTCTACGAGTCGCCAATCAGCAACACTAGAATGAAAAAGAAATTTTGGGAGATTGCTGACTACCCACACAAGTTTTACGACTACAACTTCTGATATGGAAGAGTTAATAGAATATCAAGCAGCCCGTATTCTAGCCCTTGAGGCTAGATTGCGGGTGTGCGAAAAGCGACTATCTTTGATGGAAGCGCAAGAAATTGAGATGAAAGCCAACCTCAATGATTTAATAAACCTTAAAACTAAAGCAAATGGCTAAGATTACAGACATTACCCCAACAGGTGTATGGAACGACCTACACAAATTTGATGTATCTATGGATGACGGCTCTAAAGGCACGACATTCGCCAAGACCGCCCCGCCTTGGTACTCCGTAGGTGATGAGGTAGAATACACTCTGAACGAAAAGGGTGGTATGAAAATCTCTAAAGGAACAGGCCCATTTACAGGCTCTGCACCCGCAGCGTACAACAAGCCATACGCCCCAGCCAAACCTGCTGCAAATGGCAGCAAAGACGAGCAGATTGCGCGTAGCGTAGCATTCAAGGGTGCTATTGACCTAGCAGTTGCAGGTAAGATCTCGCTAACTGACATTGCAGAGTTTGTAGTCAAGCACACTCCGACAATCACGGGGCAGCCCCCGCAGGGAGATTCCTACAAGGAACACTTCCAAGACGAATCACCATTCTGATTTAAAGCCCCACTTCGGTGGGGTTTTTTACTACCTTTCCCTAATGACAACACACCCAGCACTAGCAAGAAGCGGAGATGTATTTGACTACCTCCAGAAGGCCCGAAAGGGTCTAATACCAGAATCATCAAAGTTTGGTTACCCAGAAATAGACGATTACCTGCGTCTCAAAAAAGGCAACTTTATCGTTTGTACAGGACACGCCAATGTCGGCAAGACCCACACGATGCTTTACCTTATGCTACTTCACACAATTAAGAATGGTACGAAGTGGCTGGTATACTCAAGCGAGAACAATGTCAATAGCATCCAGCGCAAACTTATTGAGTTCCTGTGCGGCACTCCAATCAAACAAATTGACGATGTAGTATTCGCCCGTAAGTACGATTATGTTCAAGCGCACTTTCAATTCATTGACTCCGATGGCCTGTACGATATCTTCGGACTGCTTGAAGTGATGGGCGAGATATACGATGAGTTCCAATTTGATGGCGTAATGATTGACCCATACAACTCACTCACCATTAACCAGAA